AGTATCAAGGATTTACAAATGATTGGAGGATAACTTCAGTATCAGAAAGTAAAATTGATGAAGTAATTGAATAAAAAATAAAGTGGTTTAACAACCACTTTTTTTATGCTCTAAACTTTTTGTAAAAATAAAAATAAGATTACATAACCATAAAAGTGAATTTTTTATTATTTGACACTATTTATATTGTAAAAATAATAGATTTTCATGAAAGAAAACAAATTAGTTCAAGAGGCTCTTATTCAAATGAAACAAGTTGAAGATGTCATAGCCGAAAATGCAAAAGGAATACTTGCTTCTACAATGAAGGAGGAAATCAACCAATTAGTAAAAGAATCTCTTTCCGAACAGGATGATGAGGAGATTGATGTAGATGCAGACGTTGATACGGATGCTGATAACGATGAAATGGAAATGGACGTTGATATGGAAATGGGTTCTGATGAAGAAGACATGGATATGGACATGGATATGGACATGGATTCAGAAGAAAGTCCAATAGATTTAACTGACGCTTCTGACGAGGAAATCTTGAAAGTATTCAAAGCTATGGGTGAAGATGACGGTATCATTGTTAAAAAAGATGGTGAAAACGTTCATTTATCCGATGATGATGCTGACGTAGAATATCTTGTTAAGCTTGGTGAGTCTGAAGAAGACGAATTAATGCAAGAAGATGATATGAATTACGACGAACAAGACGAATCAGTTGATGACGTTATTAACGCTATTTTCTCTGATAGTGGTGACGTATCAGATGTTGATTCATCAGATATGGAAGATTTCGATGATGAAGAAGTTGTTTATGAAATCACATTAGATGATGAAGACGACATGATGGAAGAAGAATCTGACGACATGATGGAAGAAGACGACATGATGGAAGAAGAATCTGACGAAATGATGGAAGAAGACGACATGGACGATTTAACAAATGAAACTTACAAACCTAAGGGTGTTGGAATTGGCTCAGGTCCTAAATTTTCTTACAAAGATAAAGCTAAAGGCGGATTCGATGAAAAGAAAAAACAAGGTCCTAAATCAGTAGGTACTGGTAAAGCAAAATTCGAATACAAGAAAGGTGCAAATATGGAAGGAAAATCTAAAGTTGTTAAAGCAGAAACTAAAGAAGGTGATTACGGAATGAATAAGGGTGACAAATCTAAAACTATGAAAGGTAAAGAAGATTTCACCACTAAAAAAGGTATGACAAATTCTAAAGGAGAAAAAGCTTTTGAAAAAGTAGAAACTAAAGAAGCTGCTAGAACATACGGAATGGGTTCCAAAGAAGGTAGAGGATTAAGAAAGGGCATCACAAATAACAGAAACTATAACTATAGTAATAGTGGTGTTAAAGTTGAATCTACCCAAGAAGAAGTTAGAATGTTGAGAGAAAAAAATGAAGAGTACAGAAAAGCATTGAATGTATTTAGAGAAAAACTTAACGAAGTTGCAATCTTTAATTCAAACTTGGCTTACGCTACAAGATTGTTCACAGAACACTCAACTACTAAAAAAGAAAAATTAAATATCCTAAGAAGATTTGATGATGTTGAAACTTTAAAAGAATCTAAAAATCTTTATAAGTCAATCAAAGACGAATTATCTCAGGTAGATACAAAATCAATTAATGAATCAGTAGGTCAAAAATTAAACAAAACTGTTACTACAGGTTCATCAACAACATTGATTGAATCAAAAACTTATGAAAATCCACAATTCTTAAGAATGAAGGATTTAATGGGTAAAATTGGTTAAAAAAATAAATAAAAATAAACTAAAAACAAAACAAATACTAAAATGGGAGCATTATTAGAATCAGGTCTTGTAGGTAACATCGGTTTAAAACACCTTAAAGTTATCAAAGAAGACACAATCAACAAATGGGACAAATTAGGATTCTTAGAGGGTCTTAAAGGTCACATGAGAGAAAACGTAGCACAATTATACGAAAACCAAGCATCGTACTTGATTAACGAAGCATCATCTACATCTGATACAGGTGCATTTGAAACAGTTGTTTTCCCAATTGTAAGACGTGTATTCTCTAAATTATTAGCGAACGACATCGTTTCTGTACAAGCTATGAACTTACCTATCGGTAAATTATTCTACTTCGTACCTAACATTCAGGCTTACACTGATGAATCAAATGCGAATACTGGTATTCACTACGCACCTTATGGTTCACCAAACGCTGCGGCAGGACAAACACCAAACAGTGGTTATGACTACAATAACACTAAAGACCTTTACGATAGATTCTACGAAGGTAACGAACCAGCTTTGGACCCTCCAGGATTGTTCGACTATTCTAAAGGACAATTTTCTGCAATAACTGCAAACGTAACAACAGTTTCATGGTTAGCTGACCAATTAGTTCCTTCAGCTTATACTGAGGATAATTACAGAAAAGTGTTAATCGTTATGTCAGGTTTTGCATCTGATGGAGCAGGTAAATTAATCGGTCCTGATGGTCAACCAATGGACAACGAAGCGTTCTTATCTGATTTAACTATTTATGGTGCTACTGGTAACGCTTTCACATCAGGTAACACAACTAACCCTTACTTATTTAGAGTTGTAACTCAAAGATATGGTAAAGGTATCGTACAATATGGTAATAACAACGAAACGTTAGTATTCCCTAACAGTAAAACTGATGGTGGTCAATATGACAACTTATGTGATACTGAAGGTAAAATTTACTTAGAAGTTGATTTACAAGTACCAGTTTGTATCACTTGTGGTGGTTCTATGGACGGTTATACAGGTTCAACATTTGCATCTGATACAACAGTTAACGACGCATTTACTGCTAAATACAGAATCTACAAAAACTTAGAGTTTGAAGATAGAATCGGTGAGGTATCTTTCGACCTTATGTCAGTTACAGTTTCTGTAACAGAAAGAAAATTAAGAGCTCAATGGTCACCAGAAATGGCTCAAGACGTTGCAGCATTCCACAACATCGACGCTGAAGCTGAATTAACAGCTTTATTGTCTGAGCAAGTTGCGGCTGAAATCGACCGTGAAATCTTAAGAGATTTACGTAAAGGTGCGGCTTGGAACTTACGTTGGGATTACAATGGTTGGAAACGTCTAGGTTCAAGTGCAGTTCCTTACACTCAAAAAGACTGGAATCAAACATTGATTACAGCTATCAACCAAATTTCGGCTCAAATCCACAAATCTACCTTAAGAGGTGGAGCTAACTGGATTGTTGTTTCTTCTGAAATCAGTGCTATCTTTGATGACTTGGAATACTTCCACGTATCAAACGCGGCTCCTGAGCAAGACCAATACAACATGGGTATTGAAAGAGTTGGTACATTGGCAGGTCGTTACCAAGTGTATAGAGACCCTTACTTCCCACCAAACCAAGTGTTGTTGGGTCACAAAGGTACATCTTTACTTGACACAGGTTACATCTACGCACCGTATGTACCTCTACAATTAACACCTACAATGTACAATCCATTCAACTTCACACCTATCAAAGGTATTATGACACGTTACGCTAAGAAAATGGTTAACAACCGTTTCTACGGACGTATCACAGTTGATGGAGTAAGAACATTCGACTTAAGAGAATTGAGATAATCAATATCTTACCCTATAAGAAAGGAGACAAGAAATTGTCTCCTTTTTTTGTTTACACAATTTTAAGTTGGAGTATATTTATTGTTAGATTTTAGTTTATCAGTCCCCAGCCCTTAAAAGCTGTAGAGTATTCACGGACACAAAGGTATTGGTAACATAGTCATTAACTATTTTAAAATTAAAAAAAAATGTATTACACAACAACTAGCGTGAGCAAGCCGACAGCTCACATCACAAAGAAAAAGTCGCGTTTAAAAATCTACAATGGTAATGTCGTATTCCTTAACGACAAAGATAATTTCGAATTCGAAATTCATAATCCAACACAAAAATCAGTACTTTGTAAAATCAAACTTAATGGTAAATACATCTCGACAAGTGGGATTGTTATTCGACCAGGTCAAAGGGTGTTTTTAGAACGTTTCCTTGACTCAAATAACAAGTTTGAGTTCAGTACCTATGAAGTTAAAGATACGTCCGAGAATCGTGACGCAATTGACTTAAATGGGGATGTTAGTGTTGAGTTTTATGATGAATCTCAAATAGTTAATTATCCTCATCTTTCAGGTGGCAATTGGAATACTGGTTGGTCACAAGTTATTAACACAGGTTCTCCATATTATGGTAATATGACTTTTACCAATAACTCATCAAATACATATAGTGTGACATCTTTATCAGGACCACACCTAACAAATTCAAATGGTGTAACTAACACATTTGAAGGTCCAAATATTAGAAGTGTTAAATCTAAAAAATCTATTGAAACGGGTAGAGTTGAAAAAGGTGAAAAATCCAATCAAAAATTTACTAATTCATACGGAGAATTTAACTATTTCGCATCACATCAAATAAGTTTAAAAATATTACCATTAAGTAATAAAAATAATACCACTGAAGATATTAAACATTATTGTACCGAATGTGGTACCAAGACAAAATCAAAATATAAGTTTTGTCCATCTTGTGGTAACAAATTGTAAGATATAAAAAAAGGGGTCCCGTGAGACCCCTTTTTTATTTTAACACTCTGAGTGATTTGGATATTAATTCTGACTCTGAAAGAGAATATAAACCATGTTTATATGCCATTTGAACCGCCCGTGTTAACATGAACTTTGCTTGTTCTTCAGTTAATCCGTCTATAAGGTTATCGACATCCTCAGGTTTGTATATTGCCACTTCCTCAAAAAGAAATGCGATGGGTTGTTTTTCTTGTTCCATAATGTATTAACGATATATTTATAGTAAGTATATGAAAAGAAATAGAATTAGTGAAGCAACGGGTTCAGGAAATGCTGGTCATTTCAAAGTACCTATTGTATTATCTCCACAACCATGGAAAGAAAACCAAATTGATCCATTTACAGATTCTGTTTATAGTTACGATAATGCTGAGTTGGCGTATGAAGAGGCTGACGGGGATTTTAAAGAAACTCCTGAAGAAAGAGCAAGAATTGAAAAAAGAACGGATAAAATATCACAAGTTGACGCATATCTAAAAAGTTTCTACACAGGACAAAATGATGAAGATGGAAGTAACTTAGGTGATGTTGAAAACCCTGAAAAAATTATACATCAAGCAGTTGGACCATTAAAGGAGGATTTGGCGGTGTGGTTTGGAACAAAGAAAAAACCAAAAGGAAGTAGTCAACCAAAAGGTCCTTGGGTTAATATCTGTAGAAAAAAAGAAGGTGGAGGACATCCACCATGTGGTAGACCTGAAGCGTCTGACAAAGGATATCCAAAATGTAGAGCCGCTGGTGTTGCATCAAAAATGACAGATTCTGAAAAAAGAAGTGCTTGTCAACAAAAAAGAAAAGCCGAAAAAAGTCATAATAAATCGGGTACGGGAAATTCACCAAAAATGGTGTCGTACAAACCAAAAAATGAATCAATGAAAAAGACAATAAAGTTAACTGAAAGTGAATTAATCAATCTTGTTAGAAAAGTATTAACAGAAGAGTCAGAACAAGAAAATAATAGAATTGGTCTATTAAAGAAAAAACCT